CAGAACAGGGGAGCGGGGTTCAAGATTTCTACTAATTTCAAAAAGTCTTTCAAGCACTTTGATTTGGTTCTCACGCCTTTTGTGCGTGGGTGGAAGATTCAAGATTCAAAGACCGACGATTGGTTCTATGAACCCAAAAACACTTCGTTAGAAGTTGGCGGTGCGCTCGGGATTCGCTTTTGATGAAATCTCTTTGTGTTGGAGAAGAAGTTTACGCCGTTCTTGTTGAGGCCGACGACAAGCAAGAAGGTTCTCTGTGGATCGGGGCGTCACACGAATCTCTCCAGGCGCAGCGGATGGTTTACCCCAGGGGGAAGTTTTTTAGAACTCACCACCATATCTTGAATCCAAGGACCATCAAGCGTACCCAAGAAGCGTTCGTGGTGATTTCAGGCAAACTCGCTGTGGATGTCTATGATGTGAAAGCCAGTCTCATTGGGGTTTTGAAAGCCGGCCCTGGTGAGGCGATTTTTGTTTATCGCGGGGGGCATAGTGTCAAGGTCTTAGAGGATTTTGTGGGGTACGAGTTTAAAGCGGGGGCTTTTTCCTTGGTTTCGGAAGATAAGGAATTTCTCGATGTATGAACGCAATCAGGTCATAAGGCAGTTTGAAAAGACTATAGCAAAGCATTGTGGTGCGCTTTATGGAATTGCTGTCGAAAGCTGTACCGCCGCCCTGTTCTTGAGCTGTCTGTATCTCAAGGTTAAAGAGGTAACGATCCCAAAGAAGACTTATTTCAGCGTTCCCATGAGTATCATCCATGCTGGCGGGATCGTGAGGTACGAGGACCGGGAGTGGAGTGGAGCTTATCTACTTCACCCATATCCAATCGTCGACAGCGCCATGAGATTCAAGAAAGATATGTTCCAGCCGGGCAGATTTATGTGTTTGTCGTTTCATTACGCCAAGCATATCCCCATCGGCAGGGGCGGCATGATTCTGACTGACAGCAAGAAAGCCGCCACGTGGTTTAGGGTAATGCGTAATGACGGCCGTAGGGAGATTCCAAAAGAAAAAGACAATGTAAAATTTTTGGGTTGGAATTTCTACATAACTCCGGAACAGGCGGCAAGAGGGTTGTCTCTGTATTACTGGCGGATTTTTAATCAGAAAGACCCTCAAGACCTTCTAATGACTCACGGAGATATCAGCTTTGTTCAATGAGAGGTACGTTAAATTCTATGATCTCTTTAATTCTGCAAAGCCCTATCAAAAAGAAATTGAGTTTGTCTACGAGTGGGCGAAGAAGCCAAGGTCCGTGTTTGATATTGGTGCAGGTTCGGCAAATTATTGGAAGTTTTACCCTTTGGGTGTCACATTGGTAGGTGTTGACAAGTCCTCGGCTATGGCAGAAAAAAATAAGAATGTTATCTGCGCCGATATTATGGAGTACAAGCATCCTTCGGTTTTTGAATGTGCCACCGCTCTTTTTAATGTTATCAATTATATTCCTCAGCATAACTGGTGGAAAAATCTTCCGCTTGAAAAAGGTGGCCATTTCATTTTTGACATTTTTGACAAAAAGAAAGTTGATGAGGATGGTTTCCAAGAGACTTTCAAGAATATCGATGGAATTTATCGATTGATTACACCTGTAAACTACGATGGCAGGAACGTTGATTTAAGGATCGAAGTCTTCGCCAGAAAAGAAGTCATCGTGGAACACCACAAAATGTATATTTACAGCCATGATGAAATCTTAAAATTCTGTGGGGATGAGTTTGAAGTGGTCGAAGTAAAGCCAACGGAACGGTGGCAGAAGTGGTATAAACTGAGGCGTAAATGAAGATCGCGCTTCTTCATCGTTATCCAGCTGACCGTATCAAAGAAACGAACGCGGCGTTCCCCTATCTTCAATCTAAAGGAATCGATGTCCTAACTTTCAAGAAGTTTGACCGGCTTGGTAAGCATGGCAAGTTTTGGAAAAGCATTGCCTGGATTTTCTACGCGCCATTCTTGGTGCTCGGAAAGAGCTACGATGTCATCTACTGTGATGACTCTTATCCTTTTTATCCCGTCCTTGTTAAACTCGCTTCACCAAAATCAAAGCTCATTCTTCGGCTTGGGGATCTTCACTTGCTTTATTATTACAAAGGGCCTCTTTATTGGTTCTTGCATTTCTTGGAGGAAATCGGATGGACGGTAGCTAACAAGATTATCGTTATCTCTGAGGCCATGCGGGAACATCTTGCGGAAGAGGGTTATCCTTCCGAGGTTGTGTTTGACCCCGTTGACCCGAAAGACTTTTCTACCAGAGGGTCTTATGAATGGGGGACGGTTATGTTCCATGGGGTTCTCACTAAAAATAAGAATATCGATGTGCTTCTTGAAGCGGCGAAACTTTTGCCAGAGGTGGATTTTAATGTTGTTGGAGATGGACCCGATTTGAAAAGGTTGATGAGTATTGCCCCGTCAAATGTTTGTTTTCTTGGCTGGGTGCCGTTTAAGGAAATTCACAATCACATCAAATATTGTTCGGTTGGCGTGGCTCTAAGAAGCGATAATCCTGGAAATGAATATGTCGTCACTTCCCCGTTTCTTCAATACGGCGTGATGGGTAAGCCGTGTCTTGTGACGCGAAGGAAAGTCTTCGGGGATTACCTGTGGCAGTTTTCTGGGGTAAATGAGATGGTCGAAAAGTTGACGATTCTTTTAAAGGCGCCTTGGGAAGAGGGAAGAAAACTCAGGGAATATGTTCTCAAAAATCATGACGCGGAAAAAGTGGCTTGTGATATATGGCGAATCCTTGTGCAAGCGTAATTATTTGTACCCGGCAGTATCCAAGTCATGTGATCAAGTGTCTAAAAAATCAGACCTTCAAAGACTTCGAGGTCATCATCGCGTCTGAGAAGGGTATTGTACAGGCCATGAATTACGCTTTAAAGACCGCTAGAGGGTCTTTCTTAGTCAGGGTGGACGATGATGTCAGTTTGCCGGAAACGTGGCTTGGCGAGCTTCTTTTGCCCTTTTCTGATCCCGCTGTGGCCGGTGTCACAGGCCCGACGTTTGTTCCGAAAGAAAGACGCAAGAACCGGGACAGCATCCGAATATGGGAAAAGCCGAATTGGTTTTTAAGGTGGCTTACCGACAGTCGTCCTTTCTGTCCGGCGGCGATCTACCGTTGCGGGATGGTCTCGTATGATTCAAATTATGAAGAACGTTTCCGGATGGACATCGCAGATTTTGAGCCCGATCATCTTGAAGGCACGAATTGGGCCATGCGGACAGACCTTATCCGAAAGGTAGGTGGTTTCGATCCTGCGTTTGATGGGGTTGCTGAATGGTTTGATACAGATGTCGAGCAGAAAATAAAGAAACTCGGTTATGAATTGTGGTATAACCCGCGGGCGTACCTTTACCATTTGCTTGATTTTACCGAACATTACAATGACCGCTTTGATGGAATAGGTCGTATCAAGAACTGGCTCCGCTATCATTGGCGGCACTCTAGGTTTCACCCCAAGATGGTTGTGTATTTGCTCGTTTGGGTTGGGTACTTCATCAAGAAAGAATTTTTATGATTATTAAAAAATGTATTGAATGTAATAAAAAATACGGTATTTATCCATACTTAAAAACGTCCAAGTATTGTTCTAAGATTTGTTGTGGTAGGTCACACAGATCTAAAGATGTAATTTCTTGTAAAAATTGTGGAATAAAATTTCATCGTAGCCCATCAAAAAAAGCAAAATATTGTTCTAAGAAATGTGTGCTTAAATGGGGAAAACAAAAGATTTTGATTTGTGCCTATTGCAATTTGAGATATGAAAAACTTGAATCTAATTCAGGCCGTGGAAAAAATAACTTTTGTTCAATACCTTGCCGTATATTATTTTACAAAAAAAAAGTTAATCTCAAATGTCCTATTTGCAATGGTGTATTTTGTGGTTTTACTAGGCGAAAGGTCTGTTCTGTAGAATGTGGAAATGAAAAAAGAAGAAAGCCTGCGACTAAATTTAAATGTTTTGAATGTGGTGAGTTTTTTAAAGTTAAAAGATTTAATAAAAAAGAAAGCAGACGTTATTGCAGTAAACGTTGTCAGGCGAAAACAATGAATCGTGAACGGAGAATGTTTGGAGTAACCAGTTCGCATAGTGTTGCTGTAAGAAGGGCTATCGCCGGTGCATCTTACCACTCTAAGAAGTGCACTGGTTATCCATTAAGATTGCAGAATAAATCAATAAGAAATTTTATATTCGCTGTTCAATTAACCAAACAAAAAATAAAAGGAGAAAAAATACCATGTCTAAACTAGCTGGAGAGAAATATAATGCAGAAGTAGAGTTGTCTTTAATCAAGTTGTCTATACCAGATCCTCTTATCGCAGAAGCGTACAAAGAGCTTTTGCGGGATTTGGAAAGGCATGATTTGGGCATTTGTGATGATAGAAGGACGGCTATAAGGGTTAAAGGTGCCGATGTAAAAGTAAAAATGTTTTTAGCAACTCACATGGTTAAAATGCAACAACAAAAAATAAAAAATGACTAGGGTTTCTTGTATTATTCCCACCATGAAAGGCCGCGAGGCCCTGCTTGTGAAGCTGATTTCCACGATCCCCAAGAGATATGAGATAATCGTTGTTGATGATGAAGATTTGTTGCTCGCCGCCAAAAGAAACAAAGGGGCAAGACAAGCAAATGGTGAGTACCTTTTCTTCGTGGACGATGACAACTACCTGGCCCCACTTGCTATCGAGAACGCCGTAGGAACTGCGGAACAGGCGGGCGTTGGTGTAGTAGGTTTCATGGCTTGTTATGACGACAAGCAGGATTTGATAGCCGACGGTGGCTCAAAGAGGAACTACCTGACCGGCTTCACGACCGGAATGAACACAAACGCCTTTTGGTCGAAGCTGTGCAAAGAACCTTACGAGGTGGACGAAATAGCCAACGCTTTTCTGATGCACTCGGAACTTTTCTACGAACTTCAAGGATTCGATGAGGAAAACTTTCCCATCGATTTGGATGAAGCCGACCTATGCAAAAGGGCAAAGGATCGGGGATTAAAAATAATGGTGGACCCTCTTGCGAGGTGCTTTCACCGGTCAATTACGTACAGTCCGATTCCGGATTTCAGGAGGCCGCTTAATGCGTACTGCATGGGTAAGCATCGAATTAATTATCAGAGAAAGTTTAATAATTCTCTACGTTACGGCGTGTACCTTGGCGTTTTCCTTCCTGTATTTGTTTGTTTTTATACGGCTTCGCTTATTTGGCGCAGGAAACCGATAATGGTTTTTCACTTTTTAAGAGGGATATTCGATGGACTTTTCTGTCGTAGAAAAAATCCATATCAACCGCGGTAGGTGCATTAAGGTCGGGGCGTTTCTTTACGACTATGCCATTGATGGCTTGTATCACGAAAGCCATTGGCCTTTTCCTGTTCAGATTGGTATGACACATGGGTTGACCAAGTGCGAGGTAACCCCGATGTTCTTGCGCTTGCCGTTCATTATGAAGGGCTGGATTAATCAAGATATTCTTCTCCGCCAGGTGGAACTTTTGAAACTCGTTCAAGCTGATAAAATCCTAATGCACGCTTCATGTGTTGTGGTGGATGGGAAGGGTATTCTTATTGTAGGATTTCCGAACTCTGGGAAAACTTATCAGACATACAAATCCGTTTCTCAAGGCGCGCGGTTAGTGTCTGAGGAATACACCATAATTGAGAACGAGTTCGATCGTTCGTGGTGTGCTTACCCATACAAGAAGGTCATGCGGACTTGTTTCTCGGCTTGTACAATGAAGGATTGCAAAATTGAAATGTCCTTGTGGGAAAAGATTTGGCTTTTCTTCGCCACGATTCGCGCACGGCTTTTCCCTTTTATGTATGAGGCCGTGATTTGGAAGAACATTCCTGTGGGGGGCCATGGTTGTGAAATCCATAAAATTGTTTACGGTTCAACCGGCCGCGAGGTCAAAGCTTGGAAAGAGTTTGCTATACTGTGTGAGAATGAGTTTCCATTTCTCTCCTCAGAATTTCTACAAGCATATGCTTTAGCTACAGGATTCGATCTCTTGGGAATCCAAGAAAAGCAGAGGGGATTAATCAAGGAGTTTGTTGAGAGTGTCTATCCTCATCACGGGTAATCGTGGATATATCGCAAGCGGTCTTGAGGGCGACGGCATTGACATCAAAGACGGTGTTGATATCGTAACCTATCAAGCCGCCAAGAAATATGATGTGGTCATCCATGCCGCGGCCAAGACGAGCGTGACGGAGTCAATGAAGTGCCCTCGGGAGTACGAAAGAACGAATGTTATGGGAACCTTGAACATGTTGAGACAACATCCAAAGGCACATTTTATTTATCTATCGACTGCAAGCGTCTATGGAGAGGGTTTGAATCACACTGTTAATTCGCGGTTAAAACCGGCGTCAGTTTACGCGAAGACAAAACTTAGTGGAGAATTTCTTGTTGAGAAGTTGGCAAAGTCTTGGGTAATCCTTCGTTTGACAAATGTGATCGGGGGTGGAGAACGAGGCGAACCCAACGTCTATCAGGTTTTCCAAAAGGCCGATGTTCTGCCGATTTACGGGGACGGGCTTCAAACAAGAGACTTTGTTCACGTTGATGTGGTTCGGCGGGTGATAATGGACAGTATCAAGAGGCGAGGGATTTTCAATGTTGGGTCCGGGATTTCAAAGACTATTCTTGAAGTGGCTAAAGAATTTAACAAGCCAATGAAGTTCTTGCCGGCGCGGTCAGGAGAAATCAGAAACTTTGGAGTAAAGGATGCTGTTTATCTTGATTACATTTTTTAAAGGAAAAGAAAGGAAAATGTTATCTTAAGTATAATTCTTCCTAGCAGATGCGAAGCAACAATCCACGAGTTTATCGCGGAGGTAGAGGGCCGTTTTCCTCGTTGTGAAATTATCATTTCCAACGATTCCGAAAGCAAAGGCAAGGGGTGGGCAATTCGGGAGGCATTGAGGCATTGTAAAGGAGATCAGATTGCTATGCTCGATGGGGATGGTGAGATTTCTGCGCGGATGCTTTTGAGACTTCTTCCTTTCCTCGAAGATTTTGATGTTGTCGTGGGTTCCAAGCGGATTACTCACGCCCCTTTACGCCGCAAGATAATGACCCATGTAACGCGCATTTGGTTTCGCTTCCTTTTCGGGGTTCAGGTGGACACGCAGACTGGAATTAAACTCTTTAGAAGGACAGCCCTTGAATCTTTAGATTGGAATTGGGAAAGCAATGGATTTTGTTTCGACTTGGAAATAATCTCCCGTCTTCAAAAGAAAGGTGTTAAGATAGTAGAAGTGCCTATTGAATGTTTCATAAGGAGACAGCTTCCGTTCAAAAGAATATGGATAATGTTTAAAGAAAGTCTTTGGCTTTGGTGGAGGTCACTTTGGAACAAGAATTGGTAATTTGCAAATTTTGTAAAAAAAACTTTTATTCAAATAAAAATAAAAACCGGGTTTACTGTTCGCAAAAATGCTCTTTTTCAAATAGAAGAAAAAAAAATAATTCTAATTGGAAAGGTGGGCCGCCAGCTCTTATTTGTAGAACTTGCGGAAAAACATTTCACAATAAGAAAAAAAGAATTTTCTGTTCAATGAAATGTAGAAACATAGGATTCATTGGAAAGAATAATCCGAACTGGGATGGGGGTTTTAGAATGGATAATGGATATCTAAAGATTCATTCACCAAATCATCCATTTCGAGACAAGCAGAATTATGTAATGAAACATCGTCTTATTATTGAAAAAAAGATTGGAAGATTTCTTACAAAAAATGAAGTAGTACACCATAAAAATGGACTAATAACCGATAACCGAATCTCGAATCTTGTTCTATGTGAAAATCAGGCAGAACACAGAAGGCATCATGCCAAAAGTTAGTGTAATTATTCCCTGCAAAACGGTAGACGCCTACATCGAGCGTTGTATCGCCTGCTGTGAGAAGCTCCCTCAAGATAAAGAAATCCTCGTCATAACCGATGCGATTTGCCCCGGTTTCCCGGCCGGAAAGAGAAACTATGCCATGCAACAAGCAAAAGGAGATATCTATGCCTTCATCGACGGCGATGCGTACCCGGCGAAAGACTGGCTTGAAAAAGCACTCTACTGGTTGCAATGTTACCCCGCTGTTTGTGGCCCCGGCGTTCTACCGCCTGATGCCTCGTTCATGGAACAAGTCGCCGATCAGGTCCACCAGTGGGTGTTCTGTTCCTACCGGGTGAAGGCCAAGAAGCCCCAAATGGTTTCTTGGCATCCGACTTTTAACCTCATCGTCAAGCGTGAGGTCGCTACTCAATTTGATAGTTACTTGACAGGTGAGGACGACAAA